GTTGCGATAATTGATGGTAAGGCAGATCAAAGATTAACTTTAAGTGACGTAAGTAGTTTATCTGTTGGTTTAGGTGTCACACAAGCAATTAATGTTACTGATCCTGCTTTAGGAAGTTTAGAGGGTCATCTTAAGGGAATCATTACAGGAATTGATTCAACATCTACAGTAAAAACTGCCGATGTAAAAATTGTAGGTATCGTCACCACTGGTGGTGAACTTGCTAAAGATTATAACAGTCTTTACAAATTTGCAAAAGGAGCAGTTGATTTTCCAAATAGTGGGGCAGGGACAACTTCTGCTAATATTACTAGAGGATTTGGAGGAACAACTCCAGCAACTCATGCTGCTGATTTGGACATCATTTCATTCTTTAAGGATAGCACAGCAGTTCTTGATCAACAAGGGGGCATATCATTAGCAGCAGATGCCACAGTGATCGGTATTAACACTACTGGTATTAGTGCTGGTGCAACTAAATTTATTGGAATAGGAACTGAACTTATTTCATTAGATGGTGCAACTATTGGAGAGGGAAAAGTTACTTTAGGTGCCTCTAATAAAAGAGGAGTAGAGGGAACAACAGGATTAATACATGCTGATGGAGCAGCAGTTAAATTATTAACTAAAAACTCTGGTATTGGTACAGTTACTGCCGATATAGATGCCGCGGCAACTAGCGTTGGTATTACAACTAACCTTGATATCAGTGAGAAGGTAAATGCTGGTGGATTTTTAAGAATTCAGAACGAATTGTTACCAGTTACTGCATTCTTTAATGGAGAAACAAGTTCAATTGAAAGCACAGCAGTGGTAGATTGGTTTGATCAACAAACTTATAATGTAACAGAGGGAGGAACACCTCAGAAATGGAATGAAATTGCTGATAAACCAGGTACATCATCATACGTTTCAGACAGAGGTGGTAGATTTGATGAACTTCATGTCTTAGTAATAGATGCGAAAGGAACAATATCTGGTAATGCTGGAACGGTATTAGAGAAACATCTAAATCTATCAAAAGCAAAAGATGCCTTATTCTCAGTAGGTTCACCATCTTATTGGAGAAAATATCTTTATACTAACTCTGAAAATTTATTTGGTTTATCTGGAGCAATTATTGGAATTACATCAACTGGTTTTTCAAGTGGATTTGTTCAGGTTGCAGATGGTGGTTGGGATAAAGATGCTGAAGGTATTATATTTAATTCTTCAGGAGCACAGAACTTAACATTATCAGGTGGACTTAATTATAATGGTAAATCAGATTTAGTTACAGCCACTGCACTTGATGCTGAAATAGGTGATTTAAAAGCAGGATATCAAATATTCGAAAATGACTCTGTGAATAATGTTGATTTCTTACTTATGGGTGGTGGTAATCATGGTAAACTTAATACCAGATCATTAGCTAATACTTTAATCCAAGTTGCAGAAGAAAGAAAAGATGCTGTTGCATTCATCTCACCATCAAGAGGTACTATCTTATCAGATACATCTGATCAAACAGCAGTTACTGTGTTGAGTGATGAGGAGATCACTACAAATGTTATTGATTTCTTTGATCCTCTTGCTTCAACAACCTTTGCAGTATTTGACAGTGGATACAAATACATGTATGATAGGTTTAATGAAGTGTTCCGTTATG